CAAGTTGTCCCACTCTACTTGGGTTTGTGCATGTAGAGCGGCCCATGGTTGGGATGGTGTTCCGCTTGGTCAGATCACACGAAGACATAGTCGTGGACGGCCAGCGGTAACCGATCCCTAGCGGCGTGTTGTTGACTCCTCAGATCAGCGGCAGTTGCGGGACCACAATGTCCACCATGGTGAGCACACGTCATATACTATGGCGTCGTGTATCTCGACCTAAACCCGGGCTGAAGCCACGCTCACCGGGCAGCTGGGCGAGCGCCAGCAACCCCTGCCGAGGTACGGTTGGTCAAAGTCACGACCGTAAAATTGCCTTAACACATATGACATCAACAAAGAGCAACGAGAGTACATCCTATGCCACACCAGAAATGGAGGAGGCGCGTGCTGACCACACGTCGCTTTGGATAAGGGAACAATTCGTTACCAACCCAAGTCGTATGGTAGTCAGGCGCACACGTAGGCGAGATGGCACATCTGTGTCCTCTAGTGCTATGAGTGCCCCTGCCAGGTTGGAGGGTCGAGGTCCCTCACCCCAGCCTGAGGTCCGCAGGATGTCCCTGCGGTCCGTCTCAAGCGAGCCAGATCATAGTGAGCTTGAGATTTGTCCATCACCCGAGACGCATCGGAAGCACATGTTAGTTTCTCAACATGTTGCTCGCGTCGCTGCGCTTCGTGCGCACCAGCATCGGTTGGCACTAGACTATGAACGGGCGCATCCACTGATTGTAGGGATGCGTCGGCTAGTGTTCGCAGGCACCGTGGGACCAGTTTGTGTCCCACTGGTGGTAGGGCGGTGGATCTACAGGGAGCTCAAGTTCCATTGGCGCAATTTGAGGAGGTGGTGGACAGCAGATCCTTTTAAGGGAGCTACGGGAATTGAGAAGTCCCGTTGTCATGATTGGGGTGTTGATTCAGCACTCTATGCCCACCTAGCGCGTAAGGCCGCATTTACCACACGCTCGATTCAACGTCAGCTCGAATTAAAGAGTAGAGCTGAGGCGTGGATAAAGGAAAACCGGTCACAATGGACTGAGGAAATGACCTATGACCAGGTCATGAGGGCGACATCCCTTGCAATGGTCGAGACACCTATCGAAGGCGCAGCCAAACAATTGGTTGGTCATTACTCGGCGGGACTCACCAAGGCGAACGATTATGCTCGCCTTGGTGTCACGGGCGGCGGTTGGTTCTCCAGCGCCGCACGTGTCCCACTGCGATAGGGGTGCCCAGTCATCCGCGGAGCAATTTGTACGAAGGGGAAGTCCATGAAACCTCTCGCCCCTGGTTGCAAATTGGTTAAAGTTCCTGCGGATGATGGGGTGCAACATGGTAGGCGCGTGGCTCATTTGCCGCTTCCACCGCTACCAGGTCTACAGCAAACGTTTGTACACGAAGATTGCGTGCACAATCAAGAAGTGGCTCTGCACAATAGGGTTATGGGTGACGTTCCTCGGCCCACGGAACGTGGTTTGAGTGCTTTACGGAAGATGGCAAAGCGCATTCAGCGCACACTCCCACACATACCCGCACAAGACCTTTATGATTTGGCCCTTAGCTACTCTGGCGCGAAGAGACGCAAGTATGCTGAGGCTACGGACAAGCTATTGCGTGTAGCTAGCTTGGGTCGTAGAGATGCGGGGGTCAAGATGTTTGTGAAGTGTGAGAAGATTGAGTTCTCTTCCTCCAAGCCCAACCCAGATCCCAGGGCAATACAATTTCGGGATTTGGTTTACAATTGTGCAGTGGGTAGGTTCCTAAAACCCCTGGAACACTATCTTTACAATCTAACGGGAACGCGCTTGAGTGGATTACCCCCAACGCGTGTCATCGGAAAAGGCCTCAACCAGGGACAGAGAGCGGACCTTCTCATTCTTAAGATGAGTCGATTTGTTCGCCCAGTTGTCCTATCCATTGACGCGTCTAGGTTCGATCAGCATGTCGACATTGAGTTGTTGAAGATTGAACATTCATTCTACCTGGCTATGAACTCCGATCCCGAGTTCAGAACGTTGTTAAGTTACCAGCTTGTTAACCATGGTGTCTCCTCCAGGGGACTCAGGTATAAAACTCGCGGCAAACGTATGTCAGGTGATATGAATACAGCCCTCGGTAATTGTGTGCTTATGGTGCTGATGGTCGCCACTTTTCTCAGGGGTCGTAAGTACGATCTCCTGGATGACGGGGACGATTGTCTAGTGATAATTGAGGAGGAGGACTTGGCATGGGTGAAAGCTAATATCACCCAGTCCTTTCTCGACTATGGTATGGAAATCAAGGTAGACGCTATTTCCACAGATGTTCCATCCGTGGAATGGTGCCAGGGGCACGTGTTAAGATGCCCCGAGCCTAGATTCGTTAGGAACCCGTACCGTGTCATGTCACGTGCTCTAACCAGTCAGAAGTTCTTGACTTCAGTGAAGGGTAGGGCCGCACTAATGAACACAATCGGCCTGTGTGAGCTTGTGTTAAATAGGGGTGTCCCAGTACTCCAAGAGTATTGTCTTGCTCTGATCAGGGCGAGTGGGACCAAGCGTGTTGTTAGCCTTGTTGGAGCGGTTGATGACAATGCGGCACTTCGTGTCAGTAAGGAGTTGTCTCAACTGGGACTGAAGGAGCTAGTGGATGTTACTCCAACGGACATCTGCGACCACGCGCGGCAAGACTTTGCTGTGGCGTGGGGTGTCGACATCTCTACCCAGTTCCACTGGGAGAATGAGCTGAGGAACTGGAACCCCAGTGTCTTCGGCGACTGGGAGCAGCAGTTCCCCATCGACGTTCCTCGATGGGAATACTGCGATCATAACCCTGATCGCTCCCTGTGAGCGACACCGTGGACTGGGCCCCACGATCGGTCCAGAGGCTGGCGGTGCCTTAGCCGCATGGGGTTGTGGACTTTAAACGGCCCAAAACGGTGGGTTCACCCTCAAAAGTTCCGTGCTAAACAGAATGCCAAGAGACTGCACGGCGCCACCTCTTAGAGGAGTCCATGATGTACAGTCCCTGAGCTCACAGGGATCCCATACCTGAGCATGGCCAAGAAGAGGACCAATACAACAAAGAATGCCCCTGTTGCACAAGGACAGAGGAGATCAAAGAAAGGACCCCGAGTCAGCCATCGAGGAGACGGAGGAGTCATCGTTGCCAACACAGAGTACATCCAAGACGTGTCAGACACGGGAGGGACAATACTCGGCATCGACATCAATCCCGGACTCTCAACGTCATTCCCCTGGCTTTCAAAGATGGCCCACAGTTTCGAGACTTATAAATTCCGACGCCTGGTATACCGCTATTCACCCACTTGTTCAACTAGTGCAGCTGGGGTTATTGTTATGGCAGTGGACTATGATGCGTCGGATGGACCCCCAGGAGATAAAGTTGCTCTATCAAGCTTTAGCGGCAGCGAACGAATCAATGTCTGGGGGTCAGTAAACTTGAAGGTGGAGCCAAAGCCACAACCGATATGGTACTATGTGTCCCCTGACACCACCACTACCAACCCAACAGGCACTGATATCAAGCTTTATGATGTTGGTATCCTGTTTTATGGGGTGTTCAACACTAGTGGCAATCAGGGGACACTGGGCGAGCTTGTGGTCGACTATGAGGTGGAGTTTTCTACGCCTCAGACCGCTTCCCCGCTCGGCCCAAGTGCCAGGATAACGTGGCCCGCGCCTCTCGGCGGTAACACGTCATCAAGTGTGTATGTCGGGGCGACTGTGACATCCAATGCGGACATAGTCGTTAGCACCAACACGATGACGTTTAAGACACCCGGACAATACCTAATAGAGGTGTTGGGTGCCGCTCAGACTGGGTCTGTGTGGAATATATCTAATATGTTCACGCCATCGTTGTCAACCAAAGGTGTGTCCACAAACCTGACTTGGGCTGATGCCATCGGTGTGACGGCAACCACTGGACCAGGAGCGATTTACGGAGCGATCTTATTGGTGGCGTCAGCTGGCGCCGCCCTGATTCTAACCCCCAACGCTTATGCCACGGGGGCATCCGTTTGTTACTTCTCCAAAATGAGGGTCGCTAATTATGTTGTATCATTTGGATGAGGTCATTGGCCATATCCGCGCGTATGCATTGAAATAGGGTCCTATCCCGCGCAATACAAGGGGGTGCCAATGATAGCTGTTGGCGGGCGCTCCTACTTGGAGGTTTGGACAATACCAAAGTGTTTTGGATGTGTTTAGAATAAGCCACGGTCGATCGCGTGTCACTAAGGTGGCTAGGCAGTGTATACTACCAGGGGGTGATGTCCCTGGGGTGAGCACAGAGGCGCCGAAGGGTCGAGTGGGAAGGAGGGGCGGGACTGGTTGGTCACCAGTTAACTGCCTGGGCCGTTCTTTACTCAGTATGCTAGGACATTGTTTGGGGCCAAATCTCCATGATGCCCAACTGGCTAAGAACCAGACCTCAGACCGGCGGGGGAGTGAGCCGGATGAGAGGTCCCCCAGTCAAACTCTTACTGTCATGGTAAGAGACTCCGTTAGGAGGGGCGAGACTGGGCTACCACCGCTCTACGAGCGGGATATAAGTGTCATTTAAAGTGTTATACACGCCCCC